CAATGGGTTCCATAGGTGGGTATGGTGGAAATTCCTACGGTTACGATCAATGGACTACCGGTGATATTATAGGTGTTGTTTGTGATCCCTATACTTCTCAGGTATGGTTCTATAAGAATGGTGTTCAGCAAGCGGCTGTATCACCAATGTCAAATAATTCTGGTGTTTATCTAATGTGTGGCGGTTGCGCAACACCTGAGTGATTGTAACTAAAATCTGAACCCCTAAGTTGGTCTAACTCATAACTACAGTTAGACACGATTTAGGGGTTTCACATGATTGTAGGATTACTAGGTTTTATCAATAGTGGAAAAGGAACTGTAGCAGGTGAACTTGTTAAGGGCCATAATTTCAGACAGGATAGCTTTGCCACAAGCTTGAAGGATGCCTGCTCAATGATTTTTGACTGGCCACGCCACCTTCTCGAGGGTGACACTAAAGAATCTAGAGAATGGCGCGAAGTAGTTGATCCTTGGTGGTCCGAAAAACTAAACATTCCTAATTTTAGCCCGCGCCTGGCGTTGCAAGTTATTGGCACCGATGCTCTAAGAAATAATTTTCATCCTGATATTTGGTTCTTAACACTTCAAAACAGAATTAGAAAGAATCCGGACCAACACGTAGTTATTAGTGATGTTCGTTTCCCGAACGAAATTAAATTCATTCAAGAACAGGGCGGTGTCCTTGTAAAGATTAACCGAGGGCCTACACCTATTTGGTATGAAACAGCTATGCTAGCAAACCGAGGAAATTCACTTGCTAAGGAAGCAATGACTAGAACATATTCATCGGCTCACTTTAGTGAATGGGCATGGGTGGGGTCAAACGTGGACTTCGAGCTAAATAATAACGGAACACTCGAAGAGCTTACTGCACAAGTCAAGGAAATGACTACGAAGATATTGTAGCCTTGGTGCTTCATTTGCCATGTATTTAACGTTCTTCCTGATAAATACTCGTAACACGAAGCTAATTCTTCAAAGGAGTTAAAATACAATGGCTACATTAGTATCACCTGGCGTAAGTATTTCGGTCATTGACCAGAGCATCAATATTGGTGCTGGACCTGGTACCGTACCGCTAATCTTTATTGCCACACAACAGGATAAGTCCACACCTGAGGGTACAGCAACAGCCGAAGGAACAACAAAAGCTAATGCCGGTAAGGTTTACTCCATTACTTCTCAGCGTGAGCTTGTTCAGACTTTCGGTGATCCAATTTTCTATGAGGTCAGCGGCACATCGCTAAATGGCTATCCTCTAAACGAATACGGTCTTCTAGCTGCTTATTCTTACCTTGGCATTTCTAACCTAGCACGAGTTGTTCGTGCTGATATCGATACAGCACAGCTGGAAGCATCTTCGGTAGAACCAACAAGCCCTGCATCAGTAGGAACATATTGGCTCGATGAATCCCCACTACCAGATGGTTCTGCCTGGGGCCTTTTTTTCCGTACAGGTACTTTCCCTAACGAAGTATGGACACCTGTAACAATCAATTATGTATTCAACTTTGCAACAGGTATTGCAAACGTACCGCCACCTGCAACAGGTGTTAACGGTAATACCGCAGTTGTTTTCCAAACAGCGGCAGCAAGTATTTCTTATTGGCTAAAGACTGGCGGTAACTGGGTACAGCTATCTGGTGCCTCTGGCCCAACAAGTGTTGTAATTCAATCTGTATGGCCCGATCTAACAAACGTAGGAACAACACAGCAATATTGGATTAAGACCGGATCTGCCGCACAAGGTGCAAACATTGTTCTACGCAGAATGGATGCTACACTAGCTAAGTTTGTTCAGGTTGAAGCTCCAATTCTATCTAACGATTCGGCAGCCGATACATACTACAGTTCTAACCCAGCTGGTTCGGATGGTCAGATCTATATCGAACCTACTCCAACAGGTCCAACAGCTAATGTATTGACATTCAGAAAGAACACTTCTGGCACATGGGCTAACCTAACAGTTGTAGTTGGATCCGATACAGTTCCAACAAACGGCCCTGTAAATGGTCAACTATGGTTTAATTCTGAAGTTGGTGTCGATAGCAATGGTCAAATTACAGTTGACATTCTTGTCGCTGATGGCACAGGCGGATGGCAGAATGCTAACCTAGACGGTTGGTCTGTACCAACACTTCCTGGTGCAATTACTGTTTACTCGCAATCCGGCGATCCACGCGATGACGTTCCGGCACCGGTGCTTGCACAGGGCGATGTATGGGTTGACACAGATCAGTCTCCATATCCTGTCATTTATCGTTGGAGTGGTTCTGCTTGGGTTCTAGTCGATAACAGCGACCAGACAACACCAAACGGTATCATCTTCCAGGATGCACGTCCTAACCCAATGTATCATGCAGGCTCTTATGCCGGTGAAAACAACGGCGGTGGTTCCAATCCTGACCTAGACCCTGACGCACCTGATTCGGACTTGTATCCTAAGGGATTCCTGCTATGGAATACACGTTATTCCACCAATAACGTCAAGGAATGGCAGAACCCATATGTCTATGAGAACGTTACTGCTGAGCCAGACAATACAAACAACGGTTCCACAGGACGTTGGGTAACAACATCGGGTAACAATCCTGGTGGCGTACCTTACATGGGTGCAGATGCACAGAAGATTATGATTGTTAAGGCTATCCAGTCTACAATCGTCGATAACGAAGAAATTCGTGCAGAAGATTTGTACTTCAACCTAATCGCTGCTCCTGGATTTGTTGAAGCACTAGATGAAATGCTTGTTCTAAACGAAGATCGTAAGCAGACAGCGTTCGTTGTTGGTGATTCTCCATTCACATTGCCAGCTAATGGAACAGCAATGCAGTCTTGGGCTACCAACGCAGAAGTTGCTTACGGTAATGGCGATGAAGGCCTAGTATCGGCTAGCAAGTATCTTGGCGTATGGTATCCAAGTGGTCTAAGCACAAACGTTGATGGAACTGATGTTGTTGTTCCACCATCGCATATGGCTCTAAGAACAATTGCGTATAACGATCAGGTTGCATATCCGTGGTTCGCACCAGCTGGTCTACAGCGCGGTGTCGTTAACAATGCAGCATCGGTTGGTTATGTCAACGAAGCAGGCCAGTACGTTCCTACCAAACTAACAGAAGGTCAGCGCGATATTCTTTACATCAACGGTATCAACCCAATTCGCACAATGCCACAAGGCGGAATTGTTATCTTTGGTCAGAAGACACGTCAGAACTATTCTAGCGCAACAGACCGTATCAACGTAGTTCGTCTAGAAAACTACTTGCGTTACCAGTTGAATCTACTAGCTCAACCATTCTTGTTTGAACCTAACGATTCTACAACACGTAAGGCAGTTAAGGATGCATTTGACAGATTCCTATCTGAATTGATCACATTGCGTGCTCTATATGACTTCTTGGTTGTTTGCGACCTAAGCAACAACACACCAGCAAGAATCGATAGAAACGAATTGTGGGTTGATGTTGCAATTCAGCCAGTTAAGGCAATTGAATTCATCTATATTCCGATCAGAATTCAGAATACAGGTGCTACACTTTCGATCTAAATTAGATCAACTTCAGAATACCGGCCCATTGAGGCCGGTATTTTTTTGGTAAATATTTCTATGATAGATCTAAGGGAATATTTCAAATACCTACCTGCTCAAGAAAATGTACAATGTTGCACCGCTTCGGCAACATTGCTTGCGTGTGAATATCTTTATGCAAGGCATAATGACTTCAAACATTTTTCAAGATTGTTTCTTTACTACATGACACGAAAATCACAAAATCGTGTGGGTCAGCGAGGCGCAAGTCTTGGAGAAACTTTAAAGACACTTTCGAAAACCGGATGCTGCCTTGATGTAGATTGGCCTTTTGTAACAAGTAGAGACAATAGGGAACCACATCAACTAGCAATTCAAAAAGCATCAGAATATAAATTACAGGAATTTGAGGAACTATCTGATACAAGCTTCAAATATTACTTAGATAGAAGCATACCTGTTGTAGTAGGGATGTTTGTAGGTAGAAAGTTTCTTACATTATCGGGGGCCTTAAATGAACAAGAGTACATTCCCATTGGTGAAATGAATAGGATTTCAAGAGGTCATGCCGTTACTGTTGTGGGATATGATGACAATCTCCGCGGGGGTTCATGGATTATTGCAAACTCAATGGGTCTAAAATGGGGAGATAAGGGGTTCGGGGCCATTCCCTATTCCTGCAATGTGGATATCGGCGAGGCTTATGCAATAAAGCAGTTCGCTGGGAGAACCGCTGATAAAAAAATTTCTGACAATTGATAAATAGTATTAGCTTTTAAGCAGGAGAAAAAGATGGCAAATTTAGCTAAGTTTGGTATTCCACTAGACGGTAACAAGCTAGGTATCCTTCACCCAAAGCAAAAGTATCGCTTTAGAGTAGTTTGGCAAAACTTCGGTGAAAATAATGGTCTACGTGAAATGACTGCAAACGTAGTTACTTGCACACGACCAAAGATCACCTATAACGAAGTCCAGCTAGATTCCTACAACTCTGTTGCCTGGATT